AGTTTCCATTGGGAAGTGAGATGTTTTTAATATCTTAGTCTTAGCCTTATTATATGAAACCTGAATAGCTGCTTGACCTAACATCTTGTAATCATGTACCACTCTCTTTATCTGCTTACCGTTAAGCAAAGACTTCATCTCCAAGTATTGCTTTGGATTATCTGCTCTGTCTAAAGCCTCTAAACCTCTTCCGTAAGCCATATCAACAATACCATTAATACATCTTGAATTAGTTGCAGAACCTAAGTATCTCTCAATCAATTCTTGAAAATAGTCATTGTACTCACCATAAGAAACCCACTCCTTATTGTATTCCTCTTTTATTACAGGAGTTTGGTAAGAAGCCATATTAATAACCCTTAAATTTTGATTAGGTTTCTTTGCTTGTTTTTTATCTAAACTAATTCTTCTCTTTATTGCCATAATCTATGCAAATATATATTCTGTTTGATCTGAGTCTTGTAAGTAATCTGAGTCAGTATCTAACGAAGCTTTAAATGTTATCAAATCCCTATAAATAGGCATACTATCCAAATATGTAGATTAGTCTGTCTCTATGTAGAATACAATACTTAAAACACTATCCTCGTTAATACTAGCAATTAATTCAGCGTCAGTTAGCGTTATAGTAGCTACGTTATCTGAATATGATATATTATCAATACCAACAACATAGCTAATCCTAGTTGCCTTGTCGTATATGTATGCGTTTAGGTTTGTTAAGTTGGAAACTCTAGGGTAAAACTCAACGCTAATTATAGGTAAATTTACTATGTTATCTATAGTCATATTAATATAACAGTTTTTTTGTGTTTTGTTTTATTATAACAAAAAAAGAGGCACATGATTGCACCTCTTTTTAATTAGTATAATGAAATATAATTATTATGGATCTATAACTGTTGCACTTACAACAAATCCAGCAATGTCATCCATAATAGCAGTAGCTATAAATGTAGATGGAGTTCGTTCTTTACCTTCAAAAGTGATGTTATATCCAGATAAATCTCCCATAGCACCTCCAGTAGAAGTGTTAACAGTAACCTCACATCCATTCTCAAAACCAGCCATTCTATAATTACCATTATAATCCTCAACAATAATGTGAGGTCTACCGTATGATAATAATGTTAAAGCTGATTGAGTAGCTAAGTCTTGTTTCTTAAGAGAGAAAGCTCCTGTTTGAGTCCAGAAAGAAGTTCCGTTATCTCTTGAGTTTTCATTAGTCTCTTCAAAGGTGTTGTTATCACCTCTTAATTCAAATTTATAAACATCTACAGGAGCAGCTAAAGCAGTCATTTCGTCTGCTGTGAGCGTAGCTGTAGAATACAATGTAGAATCGAAGTTAGCTATATAAAGATTACGTAGTCCACCCACACTTTCTTTACATGCCTCAACTCTTCCAGTAGCGATATCACAAGCCATATTATTTTTTTAGTTTTGTAAGAATTACCTCTCAAATTAATGAGAGGTATATTCTTGATTATTATTATTGTTATGCTACAGGAGTGTATAGTACAATCTCAGAACCAATTCCGTAGTTTACTGTAGCTGTGTAACGCATGATTACTCTTACGTTTTGAGAGCCATCTAAGTCAGCCATATCTAATACTTTTACTTCGTTAGAGTCATTTAATAGACCTGTACCGAACCATAAGTTAGAAGATTGAGCAGCTACCATAGTGTCATCTTCCATTCCATTTGCAACGAATAACTTAACACCATCAAACATAACATCTCCCATATTTTGATTGTTGAATCTATCAACAAATCCTAGAGTTCCTAATGCTCTTACGTAAGCTCTGTATGCTTTTTGAGATATATAGATATATAAATCTTCCTTACCATACATTGTGTTAGGAATTGCGTCAACAACTTTACCTAATTCAGCAACGATGTTAGAAGCAGTTAATCCACCTGCTCCAGCAGATACACCAACAACATCAACAACAGTTGCATCAGCAGCAGCTAAAGTACAGATACCATCAAAAGCACCAGCACCATCAGCACCTTGCCATACGGTATTTTCAGTTGTTTCAGCAACTTTAGCAGCCATATATGCAACTAAGTAATCAGCAAATGATGGAGGTAAGTTATCCCAAGCTGAAATACCCATTGATATAGCATCCCAATCAGAACGGAAATCAGCCTTACATAAAGCAACATTTACTTGAAGTTCTTTAGGAGTCAAGTAACGCTCACCTAGTGTGATTGTAGATGTGTCAGTAAAGTCACAAGTTGCATCTGCAACAAGAGCATCAGTAGATAATGTTTTGATTACAGATTTATATTTAACATTTGGTTTAACACTAATTCCACCAGCATCAAGTGAAGTAGCTGTTAAAAGTGCTGCTGAGATAAATCCTTGCATTTTCTCACCTGCATAAGTAGTAGTAATACTAGTTGTAGTAGCCATAATTTTTTATTTTTTGAATAATTTTGCGAAAACTTTGTCTTGAGTTGAAATTGGTTTTCTTGTTGATAATTTTTTAATTTTAATCTTTTCAGTAATAGACTCAGGTGAGTGTGTTATTTCTTTAACTTGCTCTTCACTTAATTCTAATTCTACTAATTCTTCTTTATCTGAATTTAATTCAGAAGGAACTTCCTTATTATACTCTTTAGATACTTCAGCATAAGCTGCCAACATATCTAATATTTCGTTTTTTAAAGATGTTAAATCTGACAATGTAGCGTAAGCAGGTTTTTCCTCTACTTCTACTGGAGTTTCAGAATCAACTGTTTCTTCTGCAAGAACAACTTCTTCATTAACCTCCTCTTTAACACTTTCCACAACCTCATTCACCTCAGCCTTCACTTCGATGTCTTTAATTTCGTTTGTATCAGTATCATTCACACTTAACACTTCTTTAAGTTTTGCTAAAATTTCAGTAGCTTTCATATATTATGTGTTTTATTATATTACTATAACAGTATATTAATTAATCTGTTTCATTTCTTAACTTAACCTTTTTAATCTTTAATCTAAATGTAGGTCTTGTATGATAGCCTATCTGTAGCTCTATCCAAAAATCATTTAATATATTTTTAGCTACTGAATACCTCCAATAACGCCTACCTGAGCTAACCTCGTAAAACTCAGCGTACTGAGAACCTAATACCGAGAACTTCTCGCTTAAGAAGTCTCCTTTATTATCCATGTAAAAGCCCTCCTTATTTACATACTTTAGTACTGCTGTAGCTTTTAGGCTCGGACTAACTATAATACCGTTATGCTGAAGTATTCCTTTTGTTTTTGTAAAAACATATAATTTGCTTTCGTCTAACCTTGATGAGGCTTGTAAATTCCATGCAGGATTGCGAATAGCACACCACTTATAGGCAGTAAAAAAGTTTCTTTTTCTACCTACCATAAACCACTCAACGTTATAGCCAAATTCATCTTCGTCATCGTAATATATCCAAAGAAGCTTATTTCTAACTATACTAACGTCTCTAAGTAAGTAAGCAATAGGAAACACTATAGGAGCTGTTAAGAAGCCTAATAGGTTTAAAATCATTGTTAAAATATATCTCATATATGTAATACGGTTACTCAGCTCTTTTGTCCCAAAAAGCCGACTTATCTCTTATATCTAAGTGAGTAAAAGTATCGTATAACCCTACTCCGTTAATTTCTAATGGCTTGTCTAAAAATGGATTTAACTTTAAATCCTGAACTATTTTATAAATCTCCTCAGGGCTATATGATTTAGTAACTATATCAGATGCTTTACCGAGCACATGCTGAGATTTATCTGTAGAGCCTATATTTCTATTGTGAGTTAAACACCTATAGCCTGAGTTGATAGATATAGGCTCATCTATATAGTCTCTTATTATTTGTAGATTTTCTGATAATTCCTGAATATTCTCTAAAACATCTTCAGGCATATCACAGCCACACTTACAATCAAATTCCTCAGAGCTAAAGTTCTTAGTTAACTTCATTTTTAAGTATCATTTTTGAAGAGTAGTTTAGTCTAGGGAATCTTATAAACATTAACTCATTACTAAACAAATCTTTTTTGGATTCATATAAGCCCTTCTTAACGACTTTTCCTAATAGATTATATATAATATAAGGCTCATTAACTTTAAGGCTCTTAGAATACTCTAAAATGCTTAGAGAAGCGTCTGTAATTATATCTCCATATACAGTTAATCCTTCGGCTTCTATATCTATAGCTGATGAGGTTATTATTAAGTTGCCTGTTATTATTAATTCACTTGTGCAATTATTACTAAATGTAACTTGAGACTCAGGGTTTATAGCGTAAAAATCTCCGTTAACAGTTAATATAGTATTACTAAGTCTTAAATGATTATCATTTATATTAACGTCTCCATTAGTGTAATAGTCTTGATATTCAGGGTAAACACACTCAGGGAAGTCCTCATGATTATCGTCATCTGTAGAGCAACAACCTAACCTTAAATTCCATTGTAAGTTATTTAAAACATCTCCTATAGATGTTTGAGCAGTCATAGTTGCTAAGCTAAATAGCACACAAAAAATTGTAATTGTTTTTTTCATTTTTATTATTTTATAAAATCCTTAATTAATTTAACTATTCCTAACCTTTTTAAATCTCTAAAAAAAGCAAACACTCCGTATGTAAAAAAAGTTGATACTAAAACAATAACAAAAACATCTAATAAAGGATTTGAATAATCACTACCTTTAATAAAATACGCCCAAAAAAACAATCCTGAACAATATATTAAACATAGTGGTATTACTAAATCTAAAAATGTTATTTTGTTATTAGAACTCATTAATTTATCTTCTTATCTATTTTTTCCAACATACGCTCCATGCTTTTTAATCGTGCATCTAATTCTATTCGAGGTACAAATAACTCTATTTTATCTTTAAAAGGCATGTGTTGA